GAGAAATATTTAAACCTACAGTATCCACCCAATTTTCCATAAATTTTACAACACCACTAGTTTTAGTATTTTCTTCATCACTCAACATAAAACATCCACCTTGATCAGGTATAAATCCTATTTGACTAAATGGAGCCATAAGTGAATATTCTCCATCGTCAAATTTAAACCTATAACTAAATCTTGGAAATTTATCTTTTAAAAATTCTGGATCTCCTGGAAATGTGGATATATAATCTGGATTAGGTTTAGCGAAATAAATACTAGGATTAGCTTCAAAATCATCGTTAACTGATGCTAAAGTTATTATAATATCAGTACTTGCTGGATCCATCCAAGTAACAGCAGTTGCATCGAAAGTAATAGTATTGCCATTAGCATAGTTTTTACCTGCTATATTAACATCTACTTTTACAACTACACCACCAGAAACGTGAACTGTTATTTCTCCACCTTCACCACTACCAGTTACCGTTACTCCATCTACGGCTCCTGCTCCTCCATTAGGGAGATTGATAGAATGTGTTCCATTTGTAGCACCTGTAGTATTAGAGCTTATACTACTTGTCAATTGCCCATTTCCTGTTTTTAACCTTCCTATATTCCATCCAATAGTATCTGGATCTAGTATTCCTCCACTACTAGATACTAGTGTGACTGTGTTAGGAGGCATTGCCCCTACACCTGATACAATTGCATAACCTCCTTCTGGTACGTCAGGAGAATAAGCTTTATCTCCTATAGATATATTTGAGTTTGGTGCAGTTAAAGTAATAGCATAAGTAGGTCCACCACCTATACTACTTATCGTTGATAAAGTATGGTAAGGTAAAAATTCACTAGATCGATTTTTTAAAGTACTATTATTACCATTATCTAAAAAAGTAATTGCTTCCCACGGGTAATATTTAGATACTGAAATTTGATCTTCAGTGGTGTAATATGTAGAATCATCTATTGCTTTTTGAATATTTATTTTTCTTGGTTGATTTCTGTTATCAGTCCAAAATAATAAATTTTCTATTAAGTCAACTCCTAATATAGGTGATGTTTTAGAGAAATTAAGAAAATTTCCAGATACTAAAATATTAGAAATTCCAGTTAAAATATTATAACAACATATATAGCATTTACTCCCACCAAAAGTTGGGGAGCCAGGTAAACTAGTATCTGTAGCTCCACCTAAAGCAAAATTACTTAAATTGTCAACAGAGGAGTCATTGTAATTAGTTAAAAATACAAATATTCTATTACTAGTCATATCTTCATAATGACCAATAATTTTTAAATTGTTGTCAGTTAAACCAAAGTCTGTTAAGCTAATATTACCTAATATATTTTCTAATGCACCAACATCGGGTCCATCAGATTTACTTACAGCAATATTTTGAGCATCTCTGTATTCTCCTTCAGGTAATATTCTCGCATCTAAGTCTTTGTTCATTTTAGACTTGATGAAAGTGCTTTTTATTTCTGGCATTTAATTACGATTTTATCCATTTAGATTTATTCCTCATAACTTGAATGAATTCATCTAACTTAATATTACTTAATCTTATCTTAGCATTTCTTAAAGCAGCTCTTCTATCTTTTTTATATCTAGCAACTACGTATTCTGGTACTCCTGCTCTACTCGCTAATAAACCATGTGCTATATGCATATAAATAGCTTCCTCAGCCATTTTTGGAAATCTCATGTCATAGTCTACTGATAAACCATCTGACACATATTCTAGTATTATTAACTGTCCTTTTAAGTTACTACTAAAACTAAATTTACCTTCTCTTTCATCTATAGTAAACCATCCATTCCATTGGGAAGTTTCAGGATTTAAACCATAACGTTGGCCATAAACCACTTTATTCCAACTCCAATCATACACTCCAGCGTTGTACATATTGTTAGTGTAAGCACCTGATAAGTAATAATCTCTAGCGGTCGCCCATCTTTCGTTCGTTAAAGAAGTTCCTTCTAAATTTTCTCCTAAATTGTCTTGAGTTGGAACACCTTCATTATCTTGTAAAGGAACTGTATAAGGATTGCTAGTTAATGTAGTTGGATATATAATATGCTTAACACCTAAACCATCTATCCAAGATAATTGAACATAGTTTACATAGTCTTGAGGTATTATTAAAGATAAACTTGGAGGAATAGTTAATTCTTGAGATTTCACACTTTTTAAAGTATCATAACTAAACTCTTGTAAACCTCTTTTCGCATGGAACATTACATCAGTACGCTTCGCTGAAGGAATAAGTTTACCAGCTCCAACATAAGCAACTAGAAAGTTATTTATTACATCTTCCATTTTAATGTAAGAATAACCTCCATAATTCGCCCATTTCGCGTCATCTAGCAATTCTATAACAACAACTTCTCCACCAGCCATAGTTGGAACAGTAATAGTATTTAAAGCTGTTAATTGATATTGATTTCCTAAAGGAGCTACAGATACTTCTGTCCATACAACATTATTGACTAAAACTTTAAAGTTGGTGTTAGTAGTACCAGTGGTAGCTACTAAAGTTGTATCTCCAGTCCAAGTGAAAGTAGTTGCTCCAGCACCAGCAACTTGAGCTTGCTGTCCTGCGTAATATTGTTCATTAGTTTCTGTTAATAATGCCATTGTATATTAGCTTTTTTGATTTACTTCATCTTGTTGTACTAGTGTAGTCGCTGCTTGAACAACATTAGGATCTCTTATAATAACTCCAGTATACATTAGTATGTTAAGTATTAAATTAGTTTGTTCAGCTTGGTGGAGTTCAAATTGAGTTGAACCATAAGTGCTGTTAGCATTGAAATCTGTTGAAGCTAACGTAATTACAAGATTACCTGTAGCACCACCTAAAACACCACCTGAACCAGTCACTGTAATAGTATCATCAACTGCAAATCCAATTCCAGGTGTGTTAATAGTAACTTGAGTTACTGTATTTCCAGAAACCGTAACTGTAATATTTAATCCTGTGCCTGCTCCACTAGTGGAATAACCTGCTGTCACTCCTACAGTACCAGTATAAGTTCCATTAACAAAATCAGTTTGATTAGTTGTTATGCTAGATAACAAACTTCCTCCATTATTTAATAAATTTGCTCCATAAGTAGTGGAATCATATACGTATTGACCTAAAGACCCCACTGAATAACCCCATCTAGGATCTGAAGGTATTCTAGTGTAATAAGCTTTTACTTTGGAAGTTATAGTGTTAGGATAAACAAACACATCGCTAGGAGCCGTGGAAGGAGCTCCAGTACCTTGAAGAACGTAAACTGGATATGCAGTTGTAGGTTTGGTAAGAGGAGATTTATTAACTAAGAAATACTCATTGTAATTAATCGGTTGGATTTCCTTGAAGTCTAATCCAGTAGGTTCATACATTAAAGTTCCTAATCTATATAAATCAGTTGGGAAAGAAAAATTAGAATTAGCTGGTACATGCGTACAATCAGCACTAGTTTTAAATATATCTATTTTTTCCTCTAAATTTCTTATTCTATCAGAGTATTCGTTATCTGATTGAGGTACACGTAATTGTTGATTAAGATCGTCAAAATATTTCTCAAATATTTCTCTTTGAACTTGAATTCCAAGTTTATTAAATTCATCTGGTGTTAAATATCCTCTTTGTTCTTTATTTAAGATATATAAAACCGTTTTATAAACTATATCTACGTTTACCATATTAATATTTTTAAAAAAAAAGGGTGGCGTTAACCACCCTTAATTATAATCACTTGTTATTTGAGTTTTTTCTCAATTGATTTGTAAACATCTAAACCTTCATCTGTTTTAAACCACGCAGCCATTGCTGAGTACGGATTTTCATCAAATGGTACTGTTATTAGTTTACGACCATTACTCCCCCATTTAAAGGTTCTTTGATCATCTGATAAATTTATAATTCCTGTTTCTCTTGCTACAATAGCAAAATTCCTAAGAACTACATTTTCGTCTTGTGATAAATTTATAAATAAAGCAGGGTTTCTTTTAGCAAAAAGTAATATATCTCTTTTAAGTTCTTTACTACTTAATGAAGATACTGATGAACCTTTTTCTACTCTTAAAATTGCTTCCGCTTGTTCTATATCCATCTGTCTAGCGATGTTTATAGCATCTACTTCTAATTCTAAAAATTCTAATTCATCGACTGCTTCCACTTGTTTATCCAATTCTTTAAATATAACACCATTGTGTGGATGTTTAATTAAAAACTCTTGTAAAGTTCTTTTATTTTTTGGAACATATAAAACTCCATTTTCAAACACTATATGTTTTAGAGTGGCATTTCCTTTCTGTTCATCTACAAATATACTCTTTTGATTAGTAGCATATCTTAATTCTCGTTCATATCCTACTTCTGGATCAAACCATGTTAAAGGATATTTCCGAGTATGCTTACTAGGTATAGTATAAGTTAATGGTTCTTTATTTCCAGACAAGTAATAATGTCTATCTTTATATTCCCAAGTATCTTTTACTTGAGAAACTTTTCCTTTTGTTTCCATAATATAATATAATATAAATATTTAAAAAAGACCCCGCCGAAACGGGATCATTATTGTTGTTTTTAACTCAATACAACACTACTCACAGCAACTCCCGCAGGAAGTCCTGAGACAGTTATGTCTTGCATAGGTCGTTGAGCAGCTTGCACCATTGCTCTATTAAAGCATACAGCAACATCATTGTGATTTCCTGAACTTCCACCAGTTATAGTAATTTTCCATAATCTCTCATGATCTGATTCAATTTGAGAAATATAAAGAATATTAAAACTATCACCAGTTTCGGGTGGTAATACACAATTCCAGAAACCACCAGCTCCAGGCGCGTTGATATAACCTTCAGTTTCATCTCCTAAAAGATCTTCTTCTGTTACGGTTAAAACAATACTTCCTGTAAAGTTAGTAGTATTTCCAGCTATAGTTAATACATCTCCTACTTTATAACCTGTGCCAGCACTAAAGGTTAAAGTGGTTGCTGTTTTTGCACCACCACTTATAGTAACTGTAGCAACAGCACCTGTTCCAGATCCACCTGTAGCAGGTAAACTTGGAGTACCATTTAATACAAATGTCATCGCTGATATATCTAACTGTGTGTCAGTAGCAGCTGGACCAATCGCACCAGCAATAAACGCTCCACTAAGTGGAACTATAATACCATTTTGCATAATATATATTTTTTAAGGTTAAGATGGTTGAGCCGTATTAGCTACCGCGAATGGAGCTGCCGTTGCTAAGAAAAGGCTTACACCTAATACATCTGCAGCTTTAACAATCCCACCTGGTTGCTTATTTACTCGTCTCACAAGAGCTTCTAGATCATTAGCTTGTTTTTGTGAAATAGCCGAAGCTAATGTCACTTCACATGCCCAAACGTTTGTTCCAGAAGCTGAAGCAACGTTGTAATAAAACATCACATTAGCATCTGTTGGATCGTTTGCTTTTAATCCTACTCTGTATACATTTTCGACATTCAAATGAAGACTATCAGTAGCGTCCACGTTGAATTCCATAAAATTTGCCATAATTTCTATTATTTAAAGGTTAATAAAGAGAGTGACTAAAGTAGACACTCTCATTATATAAAATTAAACTGCTTTAAACAACACAAAGTTATTAGCGGCCTGAGTTACTAAACATCTCTCAGTTAAGAAATGTACGTTCATAGCATCAACACCTGAAGTATAAGCTCCACCCACTGAACCAGTGATCCAGTTTTTGTATCGTCTATCTTCAGTTTCAGAAGCTCTATATCTTACATGTAAGAAAGGACGTCTGATGTTAGCACCTAGCATCTGATCGTATACTGTAGAAGTTCCAGCTGGAACTAAAACACCATCAATCACTTTAGACATTCCCCTAGTAGAAGCATCGTTAAGATATTTCCAATCAGTTTTATAGAAGTCATAAGAACCTCTTCTAAAACCTGAGAATCCAAAGTTTAACGCCATTTCTTCTTCATTGTCAAATAAACCGTAAGAAGCTGAAGCTGTAGAAGCATAACCTCCACCAGCCATAGCTGCGATCATATCATCAAAATCAAGAGCCGTTTGTCTTTGTAAGAAAAGCATGTTTTCTTCAATAGCACCTTGCTTATCTAAGTTTTTAAGGATTTCATCGAAATCAGCCATTGCACCAGAACCTGGAGCAGCAGCACCTGCAAAACCTTGATAAACATTACCTCTATTTTCAATAGCAGAGAATAATCCCATTGTACCTTTAACATTGGCTGTCCAAGCTGTACCACCGCCAGCAGGGTTAACACCTTGAAAGGTGTGTCCAGCTAATTCACCTTCAACTAAAGCCATTTCCATATAGTCTTCAAATCTAAGTCTAGTCTCAGACTCAGCTTTTAAATACCATAAGAAACCAGATGTTCCATCTTCAGTAGCTACTTCGATCCATCCAATTTGAGAAGCATCAGAACCACTCACTTGATAATTATCTCTAATTATAATTGGAGAGTTGTTATACTCTTGAAAACCAGGAGTAATTGAAACTGCTCCTTGATCGTCAGAACCTTTCTCCCATTCTGATCCATAAACGAATACAGAAAGATCACTTGCTCCAGATAATGTTTGGATAGTAGCACTAAACGCAGGTGTATCATAAGGAGTAGCAGTTACTACTCCGGCTGAAACAGCTGTTACAATTGCTTTTTGAGTGATTAATCCTGTAGCATTATCAGAAACTAAAATAGTTTGGTTTCTTTTAATAGCCGCTGAAGTAGCTGGTGTAGTTAACGTAATTGTTAATTGATTAGCTCCAGTACAAGCAACTTGGTTATATGCTACGTGTAATCTATTTTGTTCAGACCAAATTACTTGGTCAGATGTCATTGGCATTTCTGCGCCAACCATTCTTAAGAAACCTGATAATGTTCTATTACCATATCTCTCTACTTCCTGCTCGTATAACTCAGGTAAATATTGCTGAGCCCAATCTGAAGTACCATCAGCGAAATTTAAATAATTCGATGATAATGCTTGTTGTCTTTGAGAAGGAACTAAACTTGCGGGAAAACTCCCACCTGTTACAAATCCCATAATTTTTAATTTTTAGTTTAAGTTGTTTTTCTTTTTTTAATTTTTAACTTAGAACTATCTACACCATTAATTGCTTTTACTTTCATACCGTTTAAAAATATATCTCCACTTCCAGTAACTCTAGGTTCATTACCTATGTTTTTTGATTTAGAAGTTATATCTTTAACAGCATCTGCTTTACCTTGTTCGTAAAAATGGTTAGCAATAGTATCTGCGTTTTTAGCTGCATAAATAGCTTTATGATAACCTTTGTAATCCGTGACATTACCTTTATCATCTAAGAACTTCTTAACGAAATTAGTAAGATTGGATTGTTGGTCGGCAACTTCATCAGGGTTATTAACAGTATATCTAAATTTCTTTTCCCCTACGTTGAAATCAAAACCTTTGAAATCTTTAGAAAAATAATCTTTAGTATTAGTTTTAAACTGATTATGTTGTTTTTCAACTATTTGTTGTTCTTTGTTATATCTATTGAAAAATTCAGTTGCTTTTTGTTGGTCTTGAGTAACGCCCGGTCTCAACTTGATCTCGTCGTAATACTTCTTTTTCGTTTCCTCTAAAAAGTTTCTGGCTTTAGCAATTTCTTCTTTATAAGCGAGTTGTTTTCTTTTAATATCTCGCTCTTCATCCATATCTTCATCATAAGAAAATTTATCTTCCATTAGGAATTTAACTTCTTCTGGTTCAAGATGTGGTCTAGTATTTTTATAATATTCACTTAAGAGAGAATCTTCATTAATTGAAGAATAATCAGCGTTTAATCTAACATAATCTTCTAGGTTACCACCTGTTTCACGCATAAATGAAACTAATTTTTCTACATTTTCTGGTAATTGTAGTTGTGGATTTTCTTTAACTTCTTCTTGAATCTCTTTAGTTATTTTTTCAGTAGATTTTACTTCTTCGGAAGTTAATTCTTGTATTGGATTTTCTACTTCTTCTTTTGTGACCTTTTCTTTAGTTTGCTGAACTTCTGATTCAGGTATTTCAACTTCTTGAATACTTTTGGTAGGTTCTTCATTAGATACACCCACTGTGCTTGACTCTGTATTGGCATCTTTTTCGGTTTTAGTTAAATCAACTTGAGGAATTGATTCTTTTTTATCACTTAAATCTACTTTAGTAGGTTCTTCTTTCTTTTTACTAGCAAGTTTTTTGGGTTTCTTTTTCATTTTAAAATCCCCTTGTTCCAGTGTGCCATCTGGTTTTTCTTTTATTTCTTCTTTTGACATAATATAATATAATAATTAATAATAGTGTTATAACATTGTGTTATCTAAACCAAAACTCTGTGGTTGTTCTACATTTTGATTCTCAAAATCAGTTGGTAATAAATCGTTTTGTCTTTGATTTATCATTTGACTTTGTTGAGTTGCTTGTATTTGTGTTCTTTTATCTTTTCTATCTTCTATTTCTACTTCTCTTTGTTTTTCTGTTTCTACTTTAACCTTGGCAAGTTGCATGTCATAGTTGAATTCAATTTCCATTAATTGTTTCTTTATTTCAGCTTCTTCTCTCATCTTTTGTATAGAAAATTCAGATTTTGCTTTTTCGTAATTAATGTTTTGTTCTGATATAACTTGTTGTTTTTGAGTTTCCGCTAATGCAGCTTGCTCTGCAGCTTGAGCATTTGCTTGTGCTTGAGCTTGAATCATCTGCTGTTGTTGCTGTTGATCTTGTTTTTGTTTTCTTTTTCTTCTTTGCTTTAAAACAGCGTTAGCTAATTGTAAATTATTAACTTCTCTAATATCGATAGCATCTTCTAAGAAAATTTGCCCAGATTGTAAAGCTACTTGAATATTTTGCTCTAATAATGCTTTTTCCTCTTCGTCTGGTTCTAGTTGTAAAAATATACCAAAATCATGTATATTAACTGAAGATAACTCATCTAAAGTTCCTACATTAAATTTAGATATACTAGATTCTAAAGCTTGTCTAGTTAAAGGAAATTGTAAACTATCAGCTACGCGAAGAGTTATATTCTCACACGCTCTTAAAGTAAGATATAAACTAGATTGTAATATATGACGTGTTGCAACGTTTGAATTTGCTGCAGCAATTTTTTGTAACCCAACTAGTGAATCTGAATCCGGTGTACTTGCATCTCTAGCTTCGTTTAACCCGGTTACATCTCTTATCATTTGTAAATAATATTGATAAGTTTGTATAAGACTCTGCATTTTAGCTCCACCATTAGAACTTGATAATTCTTGAATAGGAACTTTACCAGGGTTCATATCTCCATCTTGAGTCATAGATCTACCTACAATACTACCAGTTTGGAAATACATGTTTAAAGCTTCTTTTGGGTTGTAATTTGTGCCATTCCCTAGATCTACCTCTGCTAAACCATCCACATCTAAATATACCCCATCTGGTACCATTCTGGATAATACTTGTTGTAATTTTAAATGAGTCAATTGAATCATATCAGCAAAACCTGTTATCCTGCTTACTGTAGATTCTATACGTCCTTTATACATTCTAGGAGCACATATAGCATAATTCATATTTACTTTAGCTAAATTAGAAGTAGGTCTAGTCATGTTTTCAGACATCTTCCAGTCTAACATATTATCATGGCCAACTATTTTAGCTCCAGTGTATAATACTTCAATTGCTCTAGATACTCTTTGAAAGTTATCATTTTCTGGCGGTATAAAGGTATCAGGTTTTTCTAACGCTTTCTCTAACCCTGTAGAAGTTTCTTTTATTTTAAAAACTTGATCAACGTATGTCTTATATTCAAAAAATAAAACTTGGATGTTATTTTCATCATATCTACCATTCCATCCTATACTATAATTAGAATTACCTGGGTATTTTTGTATTCTTTCTAATTCTTCATCAGATAAGTATGGGAATTGTTTTTTAACTTCTTGTAATGTTAAATTCTTAACTTCACCTACATACCATATATCTTCAAAATTAGGATCTTCTGTATATGAATATACCATACGAGCTGGATCTACATAATCCACCACCACTCCTTCAGCTCTATTCCACGTGGTTTTTACCGCCGCTATACCTAATACAGTTAAGTCATAATTTAACCTACGATTAATTAAATCATATTTATTTTTAGCTAGAATGTTGTTAATAACTTCTTCTTCTGCTACTTCTATGGATTGTTTATAATCCAACTGCATATGTACTTCTAATTCACTAGTATCTTGAGGAGCTTTTTCTCTATCTTTATATGAAAATAAATCTAATCCTAAAGTTTCTTGAACTTTATTAAGATATTGCTCAGCGTTTATGTCTCTTAATAATCCTTCGGCATATTTAGTTCTTTTAAACACAGATTCAGGATCTTGAGCATAAGCATTTATTTCATAATCTCTAGAAGAAATACCATTTACTAATATATCTACAAATTTAGGTATAATAGGAACCGGTTTCCAATCTAAATTTAAATAAGATAAATCACCATTGATAGATAATTCATTTTTATATTTTTGAATTGATTGTTCCCCTCTCGCATATAATCTTCTATTATGAAAATTATTATAATAAGTGGAAAATCTATTATTAGTCCGACCAGCAGAGAACCATTCTCCCTCAATAGCTCTACCTACTTGTAGTCCATATTCATAAGTTTCTTTCTCAGCTTGAGGTACTACCTGGTCTGGAAATGAACTATTACCATTAGTATAAATCATGTATATTATTTATTTTAGACGTCGATCCCGTGTTATCATATGTAGATATTCCTAAATCTATTTTTTTCTTTGTTCTAGTTGCTGTTGGTCTATACTTATTCTTATTACAAGCCATAAT